AAGCTGACCGTATCCAGTATTCACAGGCTGGTGTGACAAGGGAAGCCAAGATTTTAAATGTGGAAAGCTTTAGGGGTGAAGACCCCTTGCTTCACACGATCATTGCGAGGCCCCAGTAATGGCAAAAGGTTTTAAGCGTATGGGAGAAGATTGGGATCGTTGGGTTAACGGCCAATTGTCTCCAGACATAAGGAAAGGCGCTGAAAAAGTAGTCAGGGAGCTGCAAGAAGCAGGCCCTCTCTACTCAGGCAAGTTTTCCAATTCTTGGGCTATTGAAACTTCAGGTGGCAGCAAAAGCAATCCTTCTCAAGCCGAAGGCCAACCTCAAAAGGTAACGGCACCCTTTCTGTCAGGTAAGGAGCTATGGAGCAAGCCTGAATTTAAATACAATATTTATAACGTTGACCCTGATGCCGGAATTGCAATTGATTACGAGCAAGGCATCACGGGCACCGACGGTAATTTTAAAAAGCAAAAGCAAGATCCTTTGCAACAAGAGTCAAAAATAAAACGCGGAGAACGTCGGAAAAATATTAGAGGCAATGTTGTTGAGGGAGAAGGCAAGAATTTAAGCACTGCCCCTCTGGACTGGTACGACAACTATCTCCAGGGAGGCGCTCTAGACAAAACAATTAAACTAAGTTTTCAAGAAGCGTTTAAAAAATTTCCACGATGAATTACCAAGCGATCCGAGCTGCAGTTGAAAACCCGCTTTTGACGGCTTTTAACAACCTGTCACCAGCCGTACCAGTCTTCTTCGACAACATCACTGCCGTTCCAGCCAATACAACGACAGAGTATGTTCGTATCAATGTGACCTTTGGCCTTACTAACGAGGCAACATTGACCAGCAGCGTGGACAATGCCCGTGGTGCGGTTGTGATTCGTATTTTTACGGAAAAAGGCAAAGGTCCAGCACGTAATCAGACGTTGCTGACAACTGCTGTAAGCGTTTTGGAGACGTTGAATAATACACCCAAGACAAATAGCGGTGTATTCTTTCGAGTTAGCGGCATTAACGGACCAACCTTTTCCGCTACTGAAGACTCTCCGATGTTTATGGGAAGAATCGACACAGGCTATGTGGCGACAGTGATGTCTTGATTGCTTTGCGCTAATCTGTTAATAACCGGGCTGTGCCCGCAGAAACCCTATTTCTCTGGTACGCCCAATGGCAGCCACCGTTCTATCCGGCACCTCAGGTGCTCTCTATTACAAGCCAGCTGGCACGTTGGGTCAGTTTGCTGAAAGCGACGTCACTGTCTCTGCGGACACCATCACTGTCGCAACTTACCTGAACTTCAAAGCAGGCGATGCTGTCAAATTCAGCGTAGTCAACACCACAACAGGTGCTGCCGGCTCTGGAACGGTACCTGCTGGCATTACCGCTGGCACGGTCTACTACGTTATTTCTTACGTGGCAGCGACTGGTGTGATGCAGGTTTCTGCAACATCAGGCGGTTCTACCATCACGATCACAGACGACGGCACCGCTGTCGCTCCAAACAAGTTCCAGGTTGAGTTTTCAGCTTTTGCAGCTGTCGGCCAGGTTCGTGAATGGAATTTTGAGATCACCCGTGACGAAATTGACGTCACAACCATTGGTGCTACGCCTGGGCAGTACGTTCCCTTCAAGACCTTTATTGCAGGTTTTGCTGATGGTTCGGGAAGCGCAACTGTGTACTTCACTGACACTGACGATGCTCTGGGCAACCGGATGGTCGAAGACGTGCTTCAGCGTGTTCAGACCGGTTGTAAGTTCAAGCTTTATACCGATCAGGTATTTAGCGGTGGCAGCCTGAACGACACGCTGAGCCGTTCCATTGAGTTTGAGGCAAACCTGACTACAGCAAGTTTGGCTATCAACCCTGATGACGCCCAGTCTGTTGAAATCAACTTCCGTCCTACAACAACACCGACTTTCGACTTTGCTAAGTCCTAATTCGTAGTTAAAACAAGAAAAGCCCTGGTTGATCCGGGGCTTTTTTTATTGCACTGCTACAGTCAACACATACACAATCATTTGTATGGCTGCTGCATCTTCTTTGCGAGCAATTGATCGTCTTCGGAAAGCTGCAAACCTAGAACCTTCAAAGAAGGTAGTAGAACTTTCTGATGGCACAGAGTTTGAAATGTATGTGACACCTTTGACAATGGCTGAGCGCGAACGTGCTCAAAAGCAGGCTAAATCCGATGATGCCAATGCTTTTGCACTACAGCTGTTGATTGCTAAGGCACAGGATTCAAACGGAAACAAGCTGTTTGCTGCCGGTGAGATTGACGTTCTAAAGAACGAAGTCAAAGATAAGGATCTTCAGTCTTTGATGCTTGGAGTGCTGAGCGAAGGTGAAGACGAAGCGGCAATCGACCCAAAATCCTAAGCGCGGAGCTTCGTAAGGACAATTGGCTCATGCTGCAATTTGGCGTTGCCAAAGAGCTTGGCATGAGCTTGTCAGAGGTTCGCGCCACAATGACACCAGAGGAACTGCTTGGTTGGAGCGCCTATTTCAGCGTGATCAATGACGAGCAGCAGAAGGAAATGGATAAGGCACGGCGTAGGCGTTAAACTTAGGCATCGCAGTGCGCTGGAACCGTCGTGGCCTATAGAGCTGAGATTCAGATCGGCGTAAAGGGCGCTCGTTCGTTAGAAGAAGTACGCAAGAAGATAGATCAAGTTGCCTCAGCCATTGATCGCCTTAACAATGAACGTTTTTTGGTAGCACAAAAAGCAAGTAAAATAACCGCGTTTCAAGTTGCTCAAGAACAAAAATTAATTAGTGCTCGTCAAAAATACAATGACGGACTTAGGGAATCTATTGCGTTAGCGATTCAATTTCAAGACAGAATAGAGCGGGCAGTCCGTGCTGCTCAGACTTCTAGGGCAGAAAGTTCCCGCACCTTAACTGGATCTAGACTGGCAGGCCTTCTGCCTGCGACACCAACAAAAGCACTTCTGCCAGCAGCTGGCGGTACGGGAGCAGGCGCTAGAGCTTTTGAACGCGCAGCGGCTAGCGCCCAGAAAATTGATGCTTTTTACAAAGAAGTAGCTCTTTTCTTAAAAAATATAGATCAGCAAATAGAACAACGTCGCCAAGCGGTAAAAACTGTTCAAAGTGCTGTATCTCGTCAACCGGCTGCTCAACCTTTTGGGTTGTTGCCACCCGGTCGCAGTGTTTCAAGCACTTCTGCCGCGCCACAAAAGCAGGAAGTTACTGCAGCAAGAGAAGTTGCTGCAGTAAGACAAGTAACTGGAGCACTTACAAGCAATCTTCAAATTCAACAAAAAATCAAGGAACTTAAGCGAACTGGTGTAACACTAGACCAGCAGCTTAATGATTTAACTCGTGAAAGATTAGGATCCTCTGGAGAAGTAGTAAAACAAATAAACAGTCAAATTGCATCGACAAGGCAACTTAGAAGAGAAAACAACACTGCTATTAAAGACCTGTCTGAGAACTTAAGAAACCTGCCTTCTGGTGGTTTTGTTCAAGGAAGCCGATCGCCCATCTCTGGGAATAAAGATCTAAATAGGAACGTCCGCCAATCACTTCGACTAGAAGCCCAATTAAATAATTTAAAATTAAAAGGTTTGAAGACAACCAAAGCTGAAAGTTTGTTAAACCAATTAAAAAATAGCTTGAGTAAAAAAGATTTAAACACTACAAGTGCAGAATTAAAGGCACAAAAAGATCTTATTCAAGGCTTGAGGGAAGAGCTTTCTTTAACGAAAGAAATAGCCAACAGCAAAAACCAAGGGACAAAGCAGCAGGGAGGGTCGCGTAGGGGCGGAGGTGGGCTTCAAAATGCTGTCAGCAGTGGCCTTATTGGTGGTGCGTTCCCGTTACTGTTTGGGCAAGGTGTTGGAGCCGCAGGAGGCGGCCTGCTTGGTGGCGCGATAGGGGGACTTGTCGGAGGTCAATTTGGTTTTGCGCTATCTCTTGTGGGAACGCAGTTAGGTGCTGCTGTTGATGGATTTAGCTCTTTAGGCCAAGAATTAAATAAAATTGAACCAGACGTTGGCAAAATTGTTGAAAAACTTGGAATAGCAGGAACAAAAACTGAGCAGTATATAAATTCGCTTATTGAGGCTGGCTTCCAGCAAGAAGCTGCTGCGTTAGCTGCTTCAGAATTGTCTCGACTTATCGGCAATGAAGGAGTAAACGCTCTTAAAGAGTTTGGGTCAGACACCCAAGAGTTGGGGAATGAATTTTCGCGGGCAATGACAATTATGGGCGCAGCTTTAGCTCAAGTGATAAACAGTCTTGGGTTCCTGAAAGCTGCCGTAAACGAGATTGAAAGAGTTAACTTACTAAAACAAGCAGAATCTTCTGTTGACCCACAAATCCAAGAGCTAAGACGCCGTCGGGAGACAGAAACAAGAACAGGCCCTGGTGGCACTGGTACGGACATAGTCTTAGATGAAGAATTATCTAATAAAATTGTAGACAGGATGAGAACCTTAAACCATTTAAAAGAGCAAGGCCTAGAGCTAGATGGTGTTACAAGAAAAATAAGTGCTGATCAGGCGGCTATTACAAACACTGAAATAAACGCAATAAAGGCTAAAATTAAACTGGCAGAGGCTAACGGAGACATTTTAGATTCAAACGTGTTTGAGCTGAAAAAAGTAGTATTACAAAGAGAGCAAGAGGTCGAACTTCAAAGAGCAATAAATGAAGGACTGAGCCTTGAGCTTTTAAGTTTAAAGCACAAGTTAGACTTCTTAAAGTTAAATAACGCTTTCCAGACAGCCCAAGAAAGGGAGAGAGAGAAAGCAGCCCGTGAAGCGGCTAGGGTGGCGGAAAAAGAACAAAGAGCCGCTCAAGCAACTCGCGCTTTAAGTCTTGAATTACAACTATCTCAGTACATAACTGATCAAAATGTAAAAATAAACAAAGCCAGAAGAAAAGGCAATTCTAGCCTTTTACTCACTTTAAACAGAGAAAAACTTGTAAATGTATTCCTAGCTGATCGCGCAAAAATTAATAACGAAAATATTTCTGCAACAGATAAGCAATTTAAAATAAATATTGCTCAAGAAAAATCACAACAAAGGCTCAACGACCTTCGCGACCAAGACCTGCAACGTTTGGATAAAATACAGGCCGCTGTGGATATGCAACTTTCAAGCGTTCAAGATCAAATAGACCTTAGTCGGGCTCGGATAGGCGGAAGGCTTGAAGAAGAAAAAATAGAGCAAGCTATCGCTCAAATTAAAGAAAACAACACGGAAATTAGCAAAAACGATTTAGATTTAATTCGAGAAAAACTTGAATTATTAAATCGTCAAAAACTATTGGAAGAGTCTTTCGATATTCAACAAAAAACAAAATTTGCTGGAGCGGGCCTTCAGGCTGGCTTTATTGGTCAGGCCGGTAAAGCCTTTGAAGGCAAGCGTCAAGAAGGCGCTTCTATTGAGGACGCGACAAAAATTGCGAACCTTACACAACAAATGGAGCTTGCTCAGACGCAGGCTCAAGCTCTTGAAAGTGCTGTCCTTGGAATTGGCAACGCCTTTGCGACTGCAATGACAACAGGCGTCTCTGAATTAATTGCAGGGACCAAGAGCGCGCAAGAAGTGTTTGCAGATTTCTTGAAAAACATTGGGGACGCTTTGGTTAGCGCAGCAACCCAGATGATTGCTACTTACATTGCGATCGGCATTGCGAAGGCATTTGCCGGAATGGGCAGCAGTGGTGGTGGAGGGGTAGGCAAATTGCCTGAAAATCCTCTTGATTCGTTTAGAGCAGCCGGGGTGCAAGGACCAATTTACGATTTTCAAGCTAAGGCAAACGGTGGTCCTGTTGAAGGCGGTCAGCCTTACTTAATCGGAGAGCGTGGCCCAGAGCTATTCGTTCCAGAGCAATCAGGCGGTGTCATGCGTAATGAGGACATGCGCTCTCTTATGGGTCGTTCGCCTGCTTCAGGAAGCGCACCATCCATGAACTTCAGCTTCGAGACAACCAGTATTGGTGGAACGGAATACGTCAGTCGTGAGCAGCTTGAACAGGCAATGGCAGCTACTCGTAAGCAAGCGTCTAATGACGGAGCAAAACGAGGTATGAGCATGACCTTAGATAAGATGCAGAATAGTCCTAGGACTAGAACCCGGATTGGTCTTCGCTAATGGCAGCAAAATTTCCAAACATAACTCCGTCGTCAAGAAGCCTGAC